CATACCATCTTTGATACGGCTCTTCGCTTGAAAAGCTAAGCTCTATAATCTTAGTATCATCTTCACTTTTTACCTGTCTGATACCGTTTATTGCTATCTCTCTTACAAAATTCTTATCCATTTTCCCTCCTCGAATCTATTCCATATAGGATATGCCCAAGATCTACTCCTAAATCATTACCATAAGCGATAACTTCTGCAATATCCTCTATTTGTTCTCTCCAGTCTTTTCCGTTCTCTGCCGCTATCTGCTTAAATGTCTTCTGACCGCTTGCCATTCCAAGCCTCATAGCGCTTGCTTCTTTGAGTGGATCTATCCACCTTCTTCCAGCTTGTATCCATTCATGCTTGAAATACTTTTCTTTATTCTCTAAAAAATCAGGTATATCAAGCTTTTTAGATAACACTGCACAAGTAATAAAAGCCTCATATATCTCATCTACCAAGTCGCCTAATAGTTGTCTATCCTCTGAATACGTAAGATTATCCTCTATCAGTCCTTGTCTTGCACTTGAGTAGTTGGTCTGACTCATATCTCTCGTGGTAGCCTCATAACTGAGTCCTTGTCCTGCTCCAAGCAACTGATTTTGAAGCTTTATATAAGAGGTCGCATCTGCTGCCTGACCGTTTGGATTAACCACATCTATACTTTCACCCGGATTTAATACTTTAATCATTCCCGGAGACAACAACTTACCATCATATCCGGCTTGATTGTTTGACTTTACTATACCTCTTCCAAGCTCATCCGCTGCACCCTTTTTGATAAAAACGGACATACAAGCTTCAATTCTTTGCTTCACCGACACTGCAGTCATAAATTCAGTGATATCCCTTACCCTCAGCAATGTAGGATTTAGATCACTCATCTCTCTTACTTGAGATGGCCTTGTCTTTGAAAATACAAATATCATATCTTCAGCTTTTACGAAGTGTGGTTCTTCCAGTAAATATCCATCCTTGCTGTATCTTCTGATATGATACCCTACAGGTGCTCCGTATTCATTTACTTCTACACCGTCCACTACTTTATTTCCCTCATAGTGCGGACTCATAACATCTTTATCTATCTCATCCACCTCAAGGCATGAAAGCTTCAGTGGCAGTTCTCCATCATCTGTATAGCATTTTTGTATAAGTATCCCACCGTCTACCCTCTTTCTTCTCTCAATCATTCTAAGCATTTGAACCAGGTTTTGATTCTTAGATATGTCACAATTCTTTTTCTTAGTCCAAATTCTCCATAATTCCTCAATCTTGTTGTTGAGTTCCTCATTGTCAGTCCTTGCTTGTAGAGTAAATCCCTCGCCTACTACATTTCTATTGTATGCACTAAGTATTGCATTCATAATATCTGAATTTCTCTCAAGATCTCTTGCCCTGGCTCTTATGTTATCCCTTGAGAAACTGTCCGTCATTACTGCGGGTGCATTATTGGCAGTCCAATTTCTATTCATCCTGGAAGAGTCTGCACTGTCATAATAACCTGATCTTATTTCATCTATGCCAGTACGGAAGGCCTGCCTTTTATATGCCCATGATGGCGAAAAAAAGCCAATTAAATTATCAAGCCAATTCATTTCTACCTCCTATCAAATACAGCCACAAAAGTATTACTGAATAGATCAGTACCGTTATCCTCTGAAGCTGCCAATAAATCTTTTCTCATAGCCCTAAGTGTTCCCAGGTCCGCTCTTGTCAGAGTTCTTGAACCTATCTTATAACTTTGTCCTGTTCTCAAAATTGATGATATTGCCTTGTCAATCTCTATAAGTTGCTCTTCATTTGTCATTGGTCTATCCATCACAACCATCCTCCTTTATTTCCACCTGTACCACCTGTAATCCAATCAGAATTTGTATTATCTTCACGATTGCTTGTTTCTTCCTGTTTTTCTTCATAACTATCTTCTCTTAAACTTCTAACTCCCATTATCTCTGCTGCACACATAGCATATACTTCACAGTCTAAATAGTGATTATCTATATGAGATCTCTTTGGTACCCACCTCATCACATTACCTGCAGATGTCTTTACCATAACCTTTTGTTCAGAGCTTAATTGATTCGCATAGTTTTCATCACAATCCTTAAATACCATAAAAGAACCCGGACCATTTTCTTTCTGCAGTCTGACCGCTATAGAATCCTTAAAGGCTCCACCGTCACATACTACCAACTGTAGTCCATATCCTTTTTTATCCACTCTATTGAATCTATATCTTGAATCCATAGGGTTTGATGAGCCTTTTACCGGTATTGCCCAATCTCTGTTTTCAATACAAAAGTCGTATGTATCATCAGGCCTGTATCCACTATCAATAAGGCACAGGGCAACTACCATATCTACTCCATCCTCTCGCTTATATGTATCGTTCATAACTCTTTCAATATCTGAAAAGCTTCGTACTTGCCCATGCGTAATATTTTGGCTGGTTGTGTAAGCTCCGTATGCCCTGATAGTAAAATACAAAGAATCCTGCTGTACATCCACTCCGCCTGTAAGCATTCTTGCCCACTTTGGAACCACAAACTCTTCTAAATCAGTTTGTCTTTGAAGCACCAACTTGTTGCTTGTTGCAATTCTAGTATCTTCCCATGCTTCTCCAAGCCATGAATTAGTAAAGTTTTGTAGTTTTTCAGGATCTTTATAGCTATCCAAGAACTCTTCCACTATGTCTGACCACTTAAGAAATACTGAGTAAAGAGAGCTTATCCAAAATCCTACACTCTTTGCAGTTACTCCGTTACCTCTCTTCTTTACAACTCTCCACTCACCGCTTCTAAGCATCTTCATTTTGTCTGAATCTGTGATGAAACAGCCACATTCCTGGCATACATACTTTGCAGTCTGCGCCCTTTCGTAGTTGCTCATCTTCTTTTCATCATCTTTACAGAACTTTATCTGATCAAACACAAACTCTATCCACTCTCCACAGTGTGGACACTGTACAAAATAATGTTTTACCTCGTCTGCTCCATCATGTAATTCCCAGATATAATTACTCTTGATAGTAGGAGTGCTTGCGGCAAATACCTTTTCAGTCGGCCTGAAGGTTTTCGTTCTCTCCAGTGCCAAATTATAAGGACTTGCCTCTTTCTTGGTAGCACCACCCATTTTATCTATCTCATCAAAGAAAAGATATTTTATAGGTTTAGAAGCCAACTTACTTGGAGAGCCTGCTCCGGTAAGGTATATAGGCATATGAGTAAACCTAAGCTCCAGCTCCTTTGATTTTGTCTCTTTGAACATCTTCTTTATTTCCGGCACAAGTCTGAATGCAGGCTTTAAGTTGTCATTGGATATATTCTTGGCCAGATCGTCACTTGGATAGACTATCATCGTTGGTGCCGGAGTCTGCATAATGATATACATAATCATATTTACCATTGCGCTGGTTCCGCCTATCTGGCTGGCTTTACAAAAGAATATTTTTCTGATATTTACATCATTAAAAGCATCCATTATCCCTACAAGGTATGGAGTAACATCATTGGACCACTTGCCGGATAAGTTGGAGTTGGAATCAAGTACCCTGTACCTTTCTGCCCACTGGCTTACGCTTAGTGGATTTTGAGGTTTTAGTGTTTCGCTTATTACTTTTTGAAACAACCTTCTTGTTTTCTCTCTTGATGTCATTTTCTTCCTCTATTTCTTCTGAATCTTCATCCAATTCAACATTTTTTCTTTTCCTGCTAATCTTGTTCGGATCGTATCCGGAAAGTTCATTCAAAGCCATGTCTATTTCCTCTTCTACCTTCTTTATTGCAGCATTGGTATCGGTCTCTCCCATTATCTCCATAGCCAATTTTGAGGGCAATGTTGACAGCTTATTTTTGAAACTTACAAGCATATTTGACAGGAACTCTTCCACATCCTCTGATCTGTGAGTTTCAGCCTTATACTCTTTGAGTTTTTCCATACTCATCTGTATCTTTATTTCTTCATGTCTTGCCTTTAAAGCCTCTAAATTCAAGCCTTTTGTCCTGTTAGAGTCCAAATCCAATTTATAATCAATATACTCTTTTATACAGGTTTTAAGATCATATTTTCCCGACTCGTTTTTTTCAAAAATGCCAAAATCTTTGCTTATATCCCTTATATTTCTTGCTGTTACTCCAAGGCATTCTGCCAACTCTTTTTGATTAACTATCATCAGTTCCCATTGCCCCTCCTTTCCAAGGGAAGGAAATCCCATTTTTTTTGCATTTTTTAAAGCCAAATTGACTGCGCCTCTTTGCCCCGCATAGGGGATACCCCCTATGAAGTACCTTAGGCCTTTTCTCTGACTGTTTTCTATCTTCTCATGTAAATATTTCAATTATTCTTACAATTGTACAGTAAAAGAGCCCTCATATAATGAGAGCTCTTCAGGAGTTACATATGAAAAAGTAGGAACAATCACATTTGTTCTTGTTACTCTAACATTGTAGCACAAAATTTTGGACAAAAGTGGGACAACTTTTCTCACCTGCTGCCTATGTCGCTATTCCTTATCCATAACATTTGTATAAGCATTCAGTGCTTTACAATGTATTTTTTTTAAATACGACACCTCATAATGCATCTCTCTCTTCATTTCTTCATATTTCTTTCCCTCTATGTATCTTTTGTAAAGAACTTGTATATATGCTTCTTTATCAGTTCTATGTATTCTATCTATTATCTGCTGTCTCTTATTCATGTATAGACTGACAGTCTTGTCAATATTCTTTTGTATTCTTTCACGTTCCACCACTACAGCCTCTATTCCTCCATTCCCGGCAGATGTCTGTACTCTTTCATTTGAGCTTATCTTTTTTGTAATTCCCAATAAAGCTTCTTTCTCCCTCGTCAATTGATAGATTTTTAGGCAAAGCCTTCTTACTTCCATCAACTCCGCCTTTGCTGAATTCATATTGCATCACCTCCCTTTAATAAAATGTCCATATATCACTTATTATCTTTTACCAGCTCTGCTTCAAGTGCTTTAATTATTTCTGCTGCTCTTTTTTCTCCAACTGTACTTATCAATGCT